ATTCAGGGCGGTTGCTGGATGATGCCGCCGTGGCAGCAATTCTTGCCCGGCTTTTGGCGCAAGCCAGCCTGCCACATTCCCTGCAGTGCCGCGAGTTGCGATAATATCTGACGTTGCCCTGGGTGTACTCATGCCCGGACGGGCAATGTGTCTTGTCCCTCCAGTTCTTACCGCCATTGCCGCGCCGCACATTGGTTGCCTGCGCAACTGGTTCGAGGTGAGCGGGATTGACGCATCTTCGGATGCGGCACAAATGGTCTAACTGAAGCCCGGGCTGGACCGGCCCAACTATACGCTCGTAGGACCAGCGGTGTGCACGCACTACCACGCCGTTCGCCCCAAATGAGCCATAGCCGCGGACCGTGCTGGCCGTCCAGAGCCAACACGTCTCTGTCTTGTTGACCTTGGACCAAAATCTCTCGTCCACGCTGACCATGAATTCTCCTGGGGTTGTGCTGAATTTACTTACCTGATGCGTTTTTGCTCTTGACCTGCGTTGTAGCTGTACTAGGTTGCCGCATGTAGACGGTAACGAACCGCCAAAAACAGGAGAGTATCATGCAACAGCAGCTCACGCACATCGACGAAGCAGCCAAGGCCCTTAACATCTCGACCAGCACCCTATACAGGCTGGCCCGCGAAGGCAAGATACCGCACCTTCGCGTGGGTAAGAGGTACCTGTTCCAGGTCGACAAGATTATAGAAATCATGTTGCAGAATCAGCGCAGCCACATCCCCGTGCCGCCTAAGCGAACCGCGCAGCCACAGCCTACCCAGTCCAAGCCGCCGCTGCCAGGTTTGGTGCAACCGTCAATGAACAGCCTCACTAAGCGCTTGGTGGATGCAGCAGAAGCACTGGAGCTGGTTGCCAAGCAGCTCGAGACGATGCGGCGATACAACATCATGCCGCGGGGCGAACAGAAACAGGAAGACCAGCCTCAGCCTCAATCCTGGACTTGAGCGACTCGGCGAAGTCGAAGCTCGCGCGCATCAGGGCATCGCGCGTTGCCTGTAGATGGGGGTTTTGCCGCCGGTTGGCCAGGAGTGCGTCCAGGCTGGCGGCAAGACTGAGCAGGAGCAGGTCGCGGGCGTCGTTGGTTTGCATCGTGGAATACAGTATCGGCGGCGCCCTTGGCAAACTCAAGCACAATACGCAAGAAAGTGCGTTTTACGATGCGACCCGCCAAACGCCACTTCTTGGTCTAAAAGGGTAATCGCCACTACAGATGACGGTCATCCGTAAGTGTGCGTAATCATTGGAGCGGGTGTATTGTCAATTGTAATTAATTGTAATATCTTTGGTAGTGGCTTACGTGTTCTAGCTGCCGAGCTGTGCTAAGTGCGCGGAATTACATGGAGTGGGGGTCGACTCGATTCCGCTATTCATATACAGGGCCGCGAGGCATGCCGCTCGCGCGGTCAGGGCGGGCCAGGGGCCGTAGAGCCAAGGGCCAGGCCAAGAGCAGGAACAGGGCAGCGCAGGGCTGAACAGTGGCAGCCAAGCCACCCTCACTGCTGCCCCGGCAATACAGCCTCTCGACTCCGGTTACAGTGCGCTTTAAGGCGAGCTATGCCCAGCGACTGCCATGCTCAGTTCCGCTGTTTAGGATTCAATGGCGCTGCTTACGGACTTCGTCCATACCCTTATCGGCGGCAACAACCCAAGCACTGTCCCGTTCGGTGACGCTGCCAACCAGGCCCGTGGCGACGCAGACCTGTACCGCGCCCGCGAAGCCCAGAACTACGCAGGTGAGCAGCGGCTAAGCCAAGGACTGGACGGCCAAATCGCCGGCACCATGCCGTCGGTGGCACAGACCCAGCTTCGCCAGGGATTCGACCAAAACAACGCTGACATGATGGCGGCTGGCGCTGGCTCGAGCGGCGTCAACTCCGTTCTTGCTGCTTACCAGGCTCGCCAAGCCCAGGGCGATAATGCAGCCAGACTGGCCCAGGCCGCTGCTGAGCTGCGCGCCCGTGAGATTGCCCAAGCCATGCAGCAACAGGCGCAGTTGCATCAGGTCATGGGAGCCCAGTCGGCGGGGCTGTACGGCAACAACATGGACGCCGTGCTTCGCGCCCTGGCCATGAAGGCGCAGAACGACCAAGCCAACGCGCAGCGCGACACGGTACTGGGCGCGGCTGGGCTTGGTGGCGCTGCGCAGATTGGCGCCGGGCTGTCCAGCATGGGCCGTGACTACTTCGGCAGTGGCAGCACGGGAAGCACCGGCAGCGGCGCTGCGCCTGGCTTCGATGGCCGGGGCAACAACCTCATGAGCCCGTCGTTTTAGCCTGTAATTACCGATGGTTCCAAACTTCGACCCCGCTCAGGACCTGCCTCCTGAGCTGCAAACCGGCCCCGTTACCACGCCTATTTCCATGCCGAGTGCGGCAGGAAATGCATTTGCCGGCACACCCGTAGACCCGCTGGCCCAGGCCATTGCACTGCAGGCGCAGCAGAATCGCTTCAGCACGCAGCTCAGGACTACGCCGCAACCGATGCTGCCTATGCCAGCTGGCGAGCCCGTGCCCGAGCTGCCACAGCAACAGCCCGTAGCTACGCCGGCTGCTGCTGCGCCGCTTGCCGCCCCCGCGCCAACCACGGCAGCGCCCGTAGCTGCTCCCGCACGGCACGGGGGTGGCTCTGCTCAGGGCGACCTCGAGAAAGATATTGTCAAGGTCGGTAAGGACCAGGTCCAGGCCGTCGAAGACAAGCAAAAGGCCGTAGCCGATGCTGCCGACGCCTCTGCCGCTGCCACGCGCGACCTCGAGGTGCAGCAGCGAGCCGACGCGCAGCAGCTGTCCGACCGTCAAGCCGAGGTTAGGGCGAGACAGGCCGAGCTTGACCGTCAAGACGCCGCCAATCTGCAGCACGCGCGGGACACGGTCATTCCTGACTTCTGGGCTGGTGCTCCAGGGGCACGAGTAGCCAGCATCGTGTCCATGGCCATGGGCGGCATTGCCCAGGGCATCCTTGGCGGACCCAACGGCGCCATGGACGTCATCAACCGGCAGACTGACAAGTACTTCCAGCAGCAAAAGGAAAAGATTGACAACCTGTACAAATACGCCGAGCTACAGGGCCGTGTCAACAACCAGACGCGACTGTCTTACGCGCAGCAGCTCGTTGACCTCAAGGACCAGCACGCCGCAGTCCAGCAGTCAATCCTTACCCACATCGACCAGGTAGAGAAACAGAACAAGGGCAACATTGCCCGTGCCGACACGGAAGGCCTTAAGGCAGCGCTGCAACAGGACATTCTCAAGACCCGCCAGCAGTCACGCGTAGAGCGAGCCCACATTGCCGAGATGGCGGCGCAAACCGACCTGGCTAGGGCCAACGCAGAGAAGTCCAGGGCCGAGGCAAAGGTAGCCGGCACGCTCAAGATTGACGAGAAAATTCAAGGGCTTACCGTTCGCGACCCGTTCACCGGGCAGGATAGGGCGTTAGCGCACAGCACCAAGGAAGCCCAGGAATACGACAAGAAGTTGGTAGGTGCCAAGCAGTACGTTGATGCCCTGGAGGCGCTCAAGGAGAACCTGTCCAAGGGCACACTGCTAAACCCATACAGCGACGACGCCAAGCTGCGCATGACGCTGTTCAACGACGCCGTAGCCAAGGGCCGCTCCGCGCGTGACCTGGGCGTATCTAATGCCAACCTGAACCTAGAGCATGGCGCCTTCTCTGGCCCTGGCGTGCTTGGACAGGGCACCAAGATGATTACGCCGCAGCAGATTGACACGATGATTAACGACGCCAAGACCAAGGCAGAGGACAGCCTACGTGTCTTGCGGCCATTGCGCGGCGAGGGTTCGGTGAACACTGGCTTTGGCGGCGCTGCCCCGAAGATGGTTACCATCAAGAACAACAAGACAGGCGAGACCAAGCAAGTCAGCGAGGACGAGGCGCGCAAACTCGGGGCGATTAAGTGAGCGACTGGTCGGTCGTTCCTGACCAGCAGGCCGGCCCTGCCGCCGCTTCCGAGTGGTCCGTTGTTGACCAGGCCAGCCAGGCCCCGGCTGCTGCCCCAGGGCCGTCCCTGGCCAGCGCCATCGGCCGCGGTGCGCTGCAGGGTGCCACGCTTGGCTTCAGCGACGAGATTAGCGGCGCCCTAGAAAGCCTGTTCACCGACAAGTCCTATAAGCAAGCCCGCGACGAGTCCAGAGCCGCCAACCAGGCTGCCGCAGAAGCGCACCCAGTCGCCACAGCTGCGTCCGAGCTAGGCGCTGGCCTGCTTACCCCCATCCCTGGCCTAGGAGCGATTAAAGGCGCTGGTATTGCGGCACACGCTGCCCGCGGCGCAATTGCCGGCGGCGTGGCAGGCCTGGGAGGGTCGAATGCTGAAGACTTTCGTACCCAAGCCACCGACGCGATTGGTTCTGCTTTGCTTGGCGGCGCTATCGGTGCGGTTGGTGGCGGCATCGGCAACGCGCTGTCCAAGTCGGGTGCCAAATCGGATGAGCTGGCTATCAAGGCCCTGGCCGGGGCCGAGTCGAACGAATCTAGAGCTGCTTGGCAGAAGTCCAAGCGCATGGTCAATAACCCCGAGACCAAGCAAATCCTGTCCGAGCCTGTCAAGGTCACGTCCGAGTCAGGCAAGGCCAGTACGACTAGTCTTCGTGACGTAGCGGGGGCCGAGCCTGACAAGATTCAGGAGGTAGTGCAGCACCAGGTCGACAAGATTGGCCAGGAGACTCGGCCTATCTATGCGAGGGCCGATGAAAAGAGCGGCGGCGTCAAGGTCTCGGACTACATCAAGTTCTTGGATAACGAAGTAGCCAAGACATCCGAGATGGCCCCGGCCGAGGCCAAAGTCTACCGCAACGCCATTGCCGAACTGAAAGAGAATGCTCTTGACCAGTGGGCGCCCAACCTCAAAGCAGCCATGGGCAGCCAAGAGGCATCCAACCCACAGGTACGCGAAGCTATTCTCAAGCAACTGGACGTCAAGGTACCGCACGAGGACGTCAGGGCTGAGGCCACTGCGCTGCAGAAGATTGGCTTCAAGACAGTTGACCCGCTTAATCCAGGCCTGAACACCCAAGTCAAGCGCGACATGGGCAACATGGTGCGCGATTTCGTGAACGAACATGTCATGCAAGTCCTGGGCGGCGAGGACCATTCCCGACTGCTGTCCCTGAACAAGCGCATGAACGCATGGCTTGGCGTTGGCACGGTTGCCGAGGCAAGGGCAGAGAAGGCGGCAGCAGGTAGTATGTCAGGCCGAGGCCTGTTGCACGGCGCGCTTGGGCATGGCTCTATCACCGCTGGCGTTACCGGGGCAATGATGGGTCATCCGGCAGCACTGGCCCTGCCGCTGACTGTTAAGGCGCTCGAGAAGGCCCCGGCTGCCATTCGCGGCGTTACCAACGTAGCAGCCAAGGCCGATGCAAGGTTGGCTCAGGTGGCAGCTGCTGCCAAGGCAGGCAACCCATTTGCCCAGGCCCTGGTAAGCCGTATCCAGCAAGCGCCAGGCGGCCTGGCTCGCATGTCAGCGCTGGAAGCAACCCGCGGAGGAGGTCAAGTTGGTCCCACCGATTGAACCTATCGAACGGCTTATGATTGTCACCGGCCTGCGGTCGCTTATCAGCCGCAAGGTGGAGAAGTTCCAGCGCAGCCAACTTACCGAGTTTAACGAGCTGGACCAGCTTGTCAAGCGGCAGGTTTACGCACTGGTCAATGACGAACTGCGCCCAGTCAAGAGCGGGGTGTTTCAGTACCGCTCGCTGCTTAAGGACCTGGCCATGGGCTGGGACCCAGAGCAGGTCCTAACCATGATTGAGACGTTCCCTGTGCAGCTCAGGCCATACGCGTCGGCGCTTGTGGTCAAGATGAAGGCCCTGATTGACACGCTACTGACCAAGTACCCACAGACCAACTACGTCACAGCGACGGGCAGCATCAACCTGGTGCCAGCCGACAAGAAGATATTCAAGTTTGTGCAAATCCTCGAAGTGCTGTGCGACCCGCTGTCGGTGCTGAACTTGATGTCGGATGGCTCGCTGCTGCACAACCAGGCCGACGCAGTGCGCATGGTCTATCCCAGCCTGTCGCAGGCCATCGACGCGAATCTACTCGAGCGCACCGTGGCCAAGAAGGCCCAGGACAAGAGCTGGGAGTTACCCGAGCGCACCGAGATTGGCCTCAGGGCGTGGTTCGGCAAGGGGCCGGTCAGCCCTGAGACGCTACAGAAAGCCCAGGCCAATGTGGCCAGGAATAACGACAGGAAAGACCAAGCGGCCCAAACCGCACCCGCCACCTCAGTCAGCCAGTCGAAGCAAACAGGCGCCCAGCGCGCCGAAGCAGTGTAGCACGCAAGATACAACTCAGTTCCGCTTTTAAGGATAACATATCATGTCGGATAAGCGCGTATATGGTCTTGGTGACGAGTCTAACTTTATGCCGGCTACGGCCATTTCTGGCACGACTCCCATCGTGTCGGCCATCATTCCCATGGCGGCCCATGACTCTGTAGGGCTGCAGCTGATTACGACCGGCACTGTGGCCGGCGCGTGGAAGGTCGAGGTTAGCTCTAACTACGTCGGAACCACTAACGGCTCCCAGTACGGCGCCATTACGGCCAGCGGCGACTGGACGACCATCCCTAACTCCGAGTTTAGCCCGGCCATCACTGACCCGGCCGGCTCTGCTACCAGCCAATATGTGCAGGCCGACCTGACCTGCCGCAACGCGCGCATAACGTTCACCCCGGCGTCCGGTGCTGGAAACGCACAGGTAATTGGGTTCTGCAAGTCGTGGAGCTAACATGTCTAACCTCGTTACCTGGACCGCGGTTGCCGATTCCACCGCCCTGGCCGCGCTGCCCGTGCCTGCTGACATCCAAGAGGGAACTCAGGTTAACAACGTTGGCGTTGGCGCATATTTCAAGTACACGATTAGCACTGCCGCGCTCGTTCCTGATTCTGTCGTGGCTGTTGCCGGTGTGACTGGCGCCAGATGGATTGTGGTTGCATCAGCAGCCAGCGCCATCACATCACTGACCGGTGTGGTAACCGGAACCGGGCCCGGGGCAACTGCAACCAGCTTTACGGCCGGCAGTGTCAGTGCCGCTGCGCTTGGCTCCGGTGCCGTTACGGCTGCCAAACTTGACCAGGGCACGACTATTACCGGGACTGCCTTTAGCGTGACCGGGCTTGGAACACAGAATGGCGGCATCGAGATTGATGGGTACTTGCTTATCCCGGCCGGTTCTACGGCGTCGTCTATCAAGCTCAGGCCGAACGGTGCTGACACTGGCTGTAACTCCCTGTTCTGGGTCAGCGCGCCGTCGGTAATTGATGCCCCGGGCGTCCTGTACATGGGGAACGTGGCCGCGTCGTATAAGCTGAGCTTTACCCTAACACTTGGTACCAAGACGGGCAAGATTAACCCGTATCGCAGCGACGGCATGATGACGTCAAGTGGCGGTTCGCGCTTCCAGGAGAACGGTGGCGGGCAATGGGACGCTACTGCCCCACTGCTGTTCACTGGCTTTACCATCGAACTTAACGACGGGTCGGCATTCGATACCGGCTCTTGGATTACCTATAAACTCCGCGGCATGGCAGGCACCTAATGCCGTTCTTTCCACCCGGCGGTGGCGGAACCGCCTACAGCCCCGGCAATGGCATCGACATTACTGGGGCGACCATTGCCGCCCCGCCACCTCCCAATACGTTCTGGGCTGGCCCTGGCGGGTCTGATGCCCACGATGGCTCGTCCTGGGCTGACCGTACCAAGACAGCAGCCAAGGCTGTCCAACTGTGCGAGACGGCAGGTGGCGGCACAGTTTACATTGCTGACGGGACCTGGGCCAGTGATGTAACGTTCGACGGCGGTACTAAGTCGGCCGGTCTGTGGCTGTCGGGCATTAGTGACCTTGGTATCGGCGGCCCTGGCTGGATTGACACGACTACCACAATGGCCCTGGTTGGTGTGGCCGCGAATGGCAGCCCGCTAGGCTTTGGCAAGGCCAGCATGGTCCCGGGCGGGGGTGCCACGGCCTGGAAGGACAGCATCGTCCAGGCCTGTGGTATGCAGGGCGGGCTGACCTTTCAGAACCTGTACCAGTTCAGTGACATCCCGGGCAAGCCTGCCTGGCGAATTGGCCTATCCAGCCCACTTGCACCGTACGACCCGGCACATACGTACGGCCTGGGTATCTGCACTGTCTCGGGCGGCATTTCGTACATCTCTGCCCAAGCTGGCAACACCGGGCATACCCCGGTCAGTAACGTACCGACTTGGTGGATTCCATTGCGACCCGGGATTAATGATGGCCTGGCGCCGAGCATTACGGCGTTCGTCAATGCTTATAACTGTTCAATGCAGCAAGCGGGTGACCTAGCAGGACCTGGCTGTGACGTCGGGTTCATGTTCTTTTCTGACTGGGCCAATAACGAGTACCACCATTACTACGCCACGACTGATAACGACCTGCTGAACTGTTCGATTCGTGCCTTTGCGTCGCCGAATACTGGAGGTGTGTTTACTGGCAGCTATGACTGGACCATGACGAACTGCCGCATGAACATTGGCGGCATGTACTGCTACGGCGGTAACTCAATCGTCATGAATAACATCGTCGGCGAGAACATGGTCATGGCCAACTGGCACGGCGTCGCCGATACGTCGCTGTACAGCCCGACCGGCGCCCCATTCGGTTCGTTTACTGGCGTTCAGAATACTGACAGCTCGGCGCCATACGCACTGATTAACAACGGCGGGAATATGTGCCTGGCAGTTGACTGCGGGCCACAGTTCGGGCCGTTTATTAACAACGCCTACAATGCCAATTCTACGATGGGCATGGGCCAGGTTGGCCGTATCGGGGCTGTCAGCCTGATGCAGCAAGACTCGGCCAGGCGCAGCTGGGGGTTCAGCGCCAGCCCGTACCCTAACATTGCGTACCCTCTCGAACAGTTCGGCGGGGCTACGTGGGTTGCTGGACCTGACGGTGCCGCTGCTGGGCTGCACTCGGCCAAGGCGTACAATGGCCAGCACAAGATTTACGAGTCTGACAATATTAGGTACGGGCATCCCAACGTTGGCGACCACCTGCTATGGGGCTTGTGGGTTAACTTCTACGGTTCCGACCCAACCAACCAGGGCTTTACTGTTAGTAACGGCGGGACTGGACCGGTGTCGTTTACGGCCGGTTCGCCCGCGACTGGCCTGTACGGTACAATGACACTGGCAGGTGGCGAGCATACCGAATGGCTGCCTAATGTGCCCCTGGTCAAGAATAAGTGGATTTGGGTAAGCGCCTGGATAAAGATTACCAACTTCGATGCTGCTGGCGCCTTGACTGTCGTGGCAGCTCCGTCCCTAGTGCTGGGTAAGTCTCGTCCATGGCTAATCCGTGTCCCGGCCGCTGACGGACTGTCGGACGATGCCGTACGTGAGCTGTGGTTGCATGCCTACCCAACCCCGCAAGGGTACATCGATGACTCGACCATGCCGGCTAGCCCAACCGCTGGCTTCCCGGCGGCCTGGCCTTGGCAGACACTGTCCATGTGGGACGCGACTCTGAAGCGCTGGGCTACCATTAAGATTGATAACGGTGCGATTGTTCTTGGCTAATCCTAAGGAGTACCATGCCTAACTGGCTCAAGCAAACCCTTCACGTTGTTGCAATCGCCGCTGGTGTCGTTGCCACGCTGCCTACCATGGGTCTGGCCTTGCCGGCCTGGGTGGTTGCCGTGGCCACTGCTACCGGGCTTGTTGCTGCCAAGGCGGCCCCTGGCGCGCAAGGCAAGGACGCGTCGTAATGAAAATTTCGGCCCTTATCTTTTCTTTAGCCATCCTGGCCGGCTGCGCACATCAGGACTTCGAAACGTGCCTGTCTAACAAGCTGCTGGCCCAGGTTGACGCCAGGGTCCAGGCTGCCAAGGCGTGCGACAAGAACACGGAATGCCTCATCCAGAACGGCGTTGCTGACGTGCTCGAGCTTAAGAACGACGTTGACGAGTGCAAGGCTGTCGATGCCGATGGTGGCGCGGACTGAGCTGTCATGCCCGTCTTTGGCCGCCACCACAAGACGGTGCTGCAGCCGGTTATCGAGCTGCAGCAAGTAGAGCAACATGTCATGTCGCAAAGAGTAACCAATGCTGACCTGGCTGAGAAGCTTGATAAACTGGCTGAGCGCGTATCTGCCTTTGATAAGCAGTTGGCTGTTATCGAAACAGAAGCCCGTGTTGCCAAGTGGGTCCTCCGTGCCATCGCAGGCCTTGTCACCCTCCTTATCGGCAAAGCCCTCGCCCGTCACTGGGGAATCGAAATCTAGCACTCCCGGCGTGCCACAGGACGTACCTAGCACTGTCCTGGCCGTAGCCAGAACGCACCTGGGCGAGGAAGAGCACCCACGAGGCAGCAATAGCGGCCCCTGGGTTGACGTTGTGCTGCGCTTCGTGGGACTGCCGCCAGGTAACCCATGGTGCGCCGCAGCGGTGTCCTGGTGCTGCTTCAAGGGCGGCGCAGAGCATGTCACTTACAGCGGCGGGGCGTTGCGGCTGCTGGCTCTCAACCCTGAGCTGCGCATCCCAGGTCCCATTCCTGGCTGCATCGGCATCGTGGACCACAGCAAGGGCAAGGGTCACGCGTTCTTTGTCGTGGATGTGACACCGGCCGGGCTAGTTACGTACGAGCCTAACAGCAACCCCGAAGGCGGGCGCGAAGGGTACATGTTTTGCCAGCGGCTTCGCGACCCGGCTACCGTAACCGGCGGTTACCTTCGCATCGCGTAACATGGTAGTATCGTACCATGGCAGCACCAATGCATCCAGTCTTTGCCGAGTCGGAAGACAAGGACACCGACCCAGAGCTGTTCGGCCCACAGCCTGAGTCGGTTACTGCCCGCTACTGTTCCGTGTGTGGCCGAGGTTACGACCTGTTCTCGCTGTCCGAGCTGCAGCGCTGGCTTAAGCTAAACATGACAGACCAGCAGGCGGCCAACGTGGCTAGGTCGTTTCAGAACTGGGCCGATAAGCTCTAGTCCCGAGGCCGCATCGCCTTCTTGATGCAGTCGTTACGCCGCTTGTCTTCCAGGTGACTGGCTATTGCCGACAGGCCAACCACAAAGGCGATGCACCCCAGGACGCTTAGCACGACGGCCATGGCTTCACAGGGCCGGGCTGAGCACCATCAACGACGTTCCGCCCCAGGTAATGCCGCCGTCCCTGCTCTGTTTGTGCGTGCATTGCCACTGCGCCCTGGCGGTGTTGCCCACCCAGTACCAGTTACCCGTGGTCACGCATCCCGCGGCCTTGTTCCAGTTGACGCCATCGTCCCAGTCGAACGTCGCACCCTCATTTGGGTTCACCCACGTCGCCCAGTTCGTGTACGTGCATACCGTCGGCCTGTACCAAGGCCCGCACGTATAGGTGCCGGCCGGCCCGGGACCGACGGCGTAGGTCGGGGCGTTGATGTTGCCGAACCAGTGGATGTTGCCAGTGATATTGCCCCATGACTGTAGGTCGTTGCATTGCTTATTCTGGACTTGCAACTGAATGGCGGGGGTGGACCAGTCACCCCACTGCGTGAGTGCGCCACCTGCGCCGCCCTGGTAGTAGTTGATCCAGTAGCCGCCGGTCAGGTTGTCGGTCGCGATTGTGCAAGCGTGGGCTTCGCTAAGCGCCACGAACAGCGCTACGAGCCACGCAGCCAGGGTCAAGAGCATCGTTTTCATGGGGTCTCCTTCGGTTTGTTGCGTTTGGCCCGCGCAAGACGCAAAGCCCTTCCAGTTGCAAGCACCTCGTGTGATACGATCGCGTTCGATGCACGCGCTTTGAAGCCGTACACCTCAACCCGGTAGTAGTTGGTCATGTAACGCCGGTAGACGCGACCTAGCCTGGATACGTCCCACTTCCAGTCGGCGTGCGTGTACGAGCCGCACGGCCTGACAACCGGCTCAGCTACGCGAACCATGGTTCATTGCCTTTCGCATGCAGCGGTTGCGAGCTCGCACCTCGAGCCAGTCGGCGAGGAAGGAGAGCGCCACGAGCACCAGTTCTTCGGCCAGCTTGCGGGCGTAGGTCGACTGACCTAGCTCGCATGTAACACTCCAGCGAGCAGTAGCAAGGCCCGTCCATGGTCACATGAAAGCACGGCTTGCCATGACGATGGGGCAGCCAACGCGTGTTCACTTTGCCACAGTCCCCTTCTTCGCAGCTCACGGCGTCCCCAGCTTCTTGTCGATGAGGACGAGCACGTCGCGCGGCCCCGCGTGCTCGGGGTTGGCGAACGCCGCCTCGCGCATCTCCCGTAACATCCCCTCGTCCTCCGCCAGAGGGAGACGGGCGGCGTACGCGGCGAGGGCGGTACGGGCGGCGTTGTGCTCGCAGTCCTTGGCGCCGTCGTTGTCACAGGTCCATTCGCCTGCGGCAATGTCGCCGCAGTAAGTGCTGGCCGTTCGGCGCAGCGCCTCCAGCACACGTCGTATCGCCTCTGGGGTGGTTGGGCGGGGTGACTTATCCGTGACGTTGGACTTCGTTTCGCACCTGCACGTTACCTGGTCTCCAGAGTCCCACTCTTTGACGCCGCAGACTCCGGTCCCCGCATGAACGTGCTCGCAGTCGTTACATGTCATCGTGCAGCCCTCGCGCGCCCAGCTTGACATGGCGCCGCCGTCTGGCTGTTCGGGCAGTCGGCCGAGTTGCAGTCCTCGCAATAGCCGGTGTTGATGGCCGGCCCGTTGCCGTTCCGGTCGTCCTGTTCACCGCAGCAGTGGCAGAGCGTGTCGGGGCCCGGCGTTGGGTGCGCGCGGTTGTAGCAATCGTCGCAGTCGCAGCCGCGTCCGTGAAAGAACAGGCTCATGGGGTGGCCTTTCGCTCCTCGTTGATCGGCTTGGAGAACTGCTCCCCGCACTTGGTGCAGGTGAACCAAATGGCGTCACCTCCCACGCAGACGTGGTGCGGAGTTACGCGGGCGCATTTGCCGCGGCAGCGGGCCTGGACAATCACCGCCGTCCCTCCGACGAAACACATTCTCGACCGCAAAGAAGACAGCGAAGCTCCCAGCGCTTCAGCGCGGCGGGCGGGAGAAAGGTCACGAACCGCTGGCATGACGTGCAGATGACGTACACCGGTCTCGCGGTGGTCATGGGGTGGCCTTTCGTTGGGCGGCGAGCCACTCCGCTACGGCAGCGTTCAGCCAGTCGACCGCTTCCTGGGTTTCTCCGTGCGCCCCTCTCCAGGGGACTTCGTGCCAGTGTTTGCCGTTTACAACCGCCCACAGTTCACTCGGTCCCAGGCCGCCGCGCTCAGCTAGTCGCTGTGTCGTTTGTCCGTGGTTGGTCATCGCCTGCGCCCGGTGGGGCTCGACGAAACCCCATGGCACGCTCCGCGGGCACGCCGGGAACTTGCGCCGCTCGTAGTCGTGCATCAGCACGGGAAATTCAATGTCACTCACCTCCCCGTCCCCCCTCTCTCGGGCGCGCTCTCGGGAGTAGGTGGGGCGGCTGGTTCGATGCTCATACATGCGTAGCAGGGAGGCATCCCGTGTGCTCTGCGAAGGATGTATGTAACGGTCACGCGGTGGCGCGGACCGATGTAGCAGAACGTGCGCGGGTCCCACTTGCGCAGGTCGAGCACGTCACCGACGGCGTACCCCCTGTCGTCAAGTCGGAACTCGAACCGCTTCCTACCGCTGACGATGGCGTCGAACGGCTCGGGCCAGCATTTCAGCTCGTGCGTGCGGCTCATTCGTCACTTCCTTTCGTAGGGGCGTCGAGTGGGCCGGCGATGCGGTTGAACATCTCGCACAGCCTACGCAGAAGCAGGGACGTCGTAGGCCACTCTTGCTGAAGCCGGGACAGTCGCTCTTCCTCGGCTCTTACCCGAGCGGCCCTGGCGACGGCTTCGGCTCGCCGCTCCGCGTAGACGCCGGCAAGCGTCGGTAGCTTTATGCGGGCCGCTTCCTTCGACAGCATGTCGTAGTCAGCCGCGACCTTGTCGAGGAAGTCGGCGAGCGTGCTCATGGTTTCGTCGGCTCCTTCGGCGCGGCGTTGGCGGTCCACGCGTAAGAGCCGTTGCGCGTCGTGTGGCCGCCACCGTGTCCCGCGGGGCGCTCGCATCGCCCCTTGGCCATCACCGCGTCACAGAGCTTGGACATCACGTCCTCGGCCGTCACCGATGGATCAACGGCAGCAACCGGGAGCGACGAGTCGGGCAGCGACGTCCACACTGAACCTGGCGTCGGCGCGGCGTTGCGTGGGTTCCTGGGGCATCTGCCGAGCGGGTCGATTCCGTGTGGGCCTGAGGACGTGCGGCCGTCGGCCCAGCACCCGCACCCGTAAGAGCAGTCGCTTGTATCGTGCCTTGAGTAACCGTGGCCACCGCCCTCCTCATCAATCCAGCCTTCGTCGGTCGGCGCGGCGTTGCTGGGCGGGGGCGGGTTGAGGGGATGGCGAGCCAGCTGACAGACGTTGGAGCAAAGCAGGTAATCGCTCGGCTCCAGGACCGGCTGCGCGTCCGGACGAATTGACCCGCACCACGGCTTGCAAACGTCCGTCACAGGAGGGCTGGCAGGGGCGCCGCGAGGGATGAACAACGCCCCGCACCCGGCGCACGTATCGCGCTCGGCGGGCATAGGACGAAACGAGCAGTCGCCGATTCGGCACTGGCCGGACTCCGTCCCGAGCGGCCATCCGCACCGGTCGCACCGGTTGCAGTGACCGCGCGGAACCGCCAGGGCTGTGTCGTCCGCTAACGGAGAAGGGCTGGCAGGGGCGGGCGCGGCACGCCGCGGGTTCTTCCAGCTCAAGCCGCCGCACTTGAGGCACCCATTGCCGCCCGGGTCCAACGCGTATGCCGTGCCGCACCCGATGCAGTCGACGTTTACAGGCGACGCCGTCTCGCCCCGCCCCTCCCCGGCCGAGGCGGCGATGGCAATGCGCACCGGGCAATCCTCGCCGTGTTGAATGTCTTTCCAGTCGTCGGCCACCTCATCGCAGCACGAGCACGCGCATTTATCGTTCCTGACGCATCCCCAGCCTTCGCCGAAGGCGTTGCAAATGCTGTCCAGGGCTCCGGTGGCAGCCTCCAGCTTCGCGCGGAGGGTGGCGGCCTCGGCGCGGGTGGCGACAAACTGCAGAGCCTCTCCCTGGGCCTCGTCCAGCCGGTCCCGCATCTCGGCCCCGTGCTTCGGGCAGTAGCCCTGAGCGTTGTCGTTGTTGTACTGGTCGGGACATTCCACACACCCGCGCGCCTCCCGCTCCGCTCGTAGCGCGTTGTTCTCGTCTACCACTGCCTGGGTCGCAGCCCGGCAGTCGGCATGCTCATCGATGCCGCGTTGGCGCTCCTCGGCTAGCTCCGCTCGTAGCGCGGCTTTCTCCCGCCGCAGCTCCGTAATCCGCTCCTGGCAATCACCAGGCCCAAAACACTCAGCAGGTGCGCAGCCCTCGCACTGTTCATCGCTGTGATGTTGGCTACACATTAGCTTCTCCAGTCATGAGCTTAGCCATCTTGTCCCAACTAACCATCCCGGGAGCAGTTTCAAGCTCTACCACGGCCGTGGGGATGTCGTCAAGGAAATCTTTGACCACGCCGCAGTCGCACGAGCCATCTTCCTTGCGCGGCCACTGACAGTCAGGACAAGTGCCAAACGGGCAGGTCACGTCTTGCTTGGTCATGCCTTGATTATCGGTAGCCATGGGACTTTCCTTTAGCAACCCCGTTCACCTCGGGCCGGTCCCATTGAGGCACAATCCTATTGTATGCCTTACTGACAGCTGCCATAAACGCATGGTCAGCGAAGCCACTGCGACCTTTCCTGTCGCCGCGCTTGCCAGAGCGTGACAGCGCTGGGCCAATGTTGCGCCGGCACACCACCTCGAGCGGTTGGAGGCAGTCATTGCACGGCAGGCGCAGGCCGCACTTACAGTGGCCCAGGTCGGTGTGCGGCGGCTCATCGTCATCCGGCTGTTCCTGTTCCTCATATACGCTGTCCATGGCGTCGGCGTACCTGTCTGCTAGTCCTGGGCCCACCTCGTATCCCTTGGCCTTGACGTGGTCCAGGATGCGATATGCCCTGTTCCTGGCAATCCCAAGCATGCCCTCGACCATGCCACCTGACATGCCCTGGCAGAACATGTAATAGACCTGCTTCTCTCGCAGTGTAAGACCAGGCTTGACCATGTCACGAGTCATAACAATGCACTCCTTGTTGCCACAGCTGAATCTTGGCCGCCTTGTATGCCCTGTCCGTCTCGGCGGCGTACTTGGCAGCCCCGACAAGCTCAAACATTAGCCACAGGGCCAGACCAAGCGCAAGCGTTTTCCTCGCTGCCAGTAAGTATCTCAAGCGGCCTCCTTGACAAAGAGTATCGAGGTATCACCGATGTTGATAGGGTTGATTTTGCCAAGCTCACCGAATCGCACCACGTCCTTGCCTACTAGCGTCACAAAGCTGCACTCGCCGCTTGGCAGGTCGTACAGGACAATGGCCAGCTGGTCGCCCTTGCGGTACAGGGCTGACAGGTATATGACAGGCTTAGGCAAGGGGCCTCTTTTGCAGCAGGTACATGTGGACCATGTCAATTGTGTCGGCCGTATTCTTAGCCACTAGGTAGCGGTTGCAGTGAAAGTGGAGGATGCCGCGCACCTGCCGACGCTTTTGTTCTGGTGTCATCTTGCTCCAGCCCTTGCGGTGCTCATGGTCGATGTATGTCCTGCCCTTGTCTAGGCGTTCATCGCAGACGCCGCACAGGCCGCCTTGCTTGCCCTCGAGTACGGCATAGTGTAGCTCATTCATGCCATACTTGGCCAGGGTGCGCTTAGATGGGATTTTCATTTATGTTTCTCCAGATAATCGGCGGCTGCGCGTAGAAGTGCCGGATTGTCGCCGAACATACCGAGAGCCCGGTTGCATTTCGCGTGCAACATCCCGCGAAGCTTATTTGTGGCGTGATTGTGGTCTACGTGAATATCGCCAGCCGCCATCTTCTCTTGACAAATGGCGCACAGACCGCGCTGCGCAGCCACCATGTCAGCATGTTGTTCGGCGGTGATGCCGTATCTCTTGAACGGATTTGCCTTGCGCCAGGCTGCATTCCTTGCCTTGACGTGCTCAGCGTTGGCCTCTCGCCATGCCTTCTGTTGGGCGCGTCTGCGTTCTCGGTTCTGAGCATAATACTTGCTATCGTAATTCGTCTCTTCCCGGTACCGCCTTGCGTACGCATCCCGGTCTTCTTGTTTCTTGTATGGCATTAGCTATATTTTCTCTTTAGAAAATCGAGACTTACAAACATTAGGTCGCCCGTCCCATCGTGGACCTCGTGTATCACCCACACGCCGCGCTTAGTCCTGTTGCCCTGCGGCGTCAAGTACGGCTCGTCATGGAGGTAGCAAATGCCAGCAAAGAGGCTGAAATGCTGCGTGTAGGGGTGAATGACCAGTTCCTGCGTCTGCACATGCCCCATAACGGCACTTTGCTGCGTTCTCTTGAGCAGGGCTGCAGCGCTCGACACGGGGCGGCCCATGGCCCCCGACACAAAATAGTGTGAGTACAGGATGTTATCTACACTTACCGGCTGCAGGAATGGGTATACCTCCCAACCCGCCTCCTTGTAGCCAAGGTCAGCACTGGACAGGAATCCTTTCCATTTCGGGTTGGCCTCTGCCTCGCGGTCGATGCGCTCCTCGTGGTTGCCCAGGGTCATCACCAGTCTAGGACGGCGGTTATGGTGGAGCTTCCTGATTGGCCGTAGCATCTGATGCATAGCGGTTCCTGCAGCGTCGATGTCAGCTCTGTAGCGCTTACCTTCCGCCTCCGCTTTTCCAACCGCATAGCCGGACAGGCTTGGCATGTCTGCAAAGTCGCCGATGCAGACAATTGTATCGGGGCGCTTTTCCGCGGCATAGTTACCTACCCATTCAAGGTGTGAATAGTCAACGTCTGGCCTGACCTGGCAGTCAGGGATTACCATGTGTGTGCGCGGCTTCACGACATCCGTCCCGCAGTAAACCCTGCCATGTACGCCAAGACCAGCACGGCAAAGATTGTCAAGTTGTCCATGCTACTTTATCTCCTTGAGCAGCTCTGCAAACTCCAGGCCACGGTTAAACCAGTCCGACACGTCCTTGGGCTGGTCATCGCCAACCTTGGGAATTAGAATGAAATTCACCTCATGGCCCATGGCCCTAGCATCGGCGAAGACGCGCCGCATTAGCTGCATCCCGGGGTCGTCACGGTCGGGAATGACAACAATCCGTTGCTTGGGAGGCAACGGCTCGAGCAACTCCTTGCGGTAAGCCCCAGCGCCGCCAGCATGCGTTGTAGCGCAATAGCCTCGCGACCACAGGGAGTTTGCGTCTTTCTCGCCCTCCACATAGAAGATTGGCGGCGGAGCGCTCTGAAGCTTTCCTAGGACGTCCGGCAGCCTATACAGCACCCTGCGTACGTCCTTGAGGTTCCAAATCCAACCAGTGCCGCTTGGCCGCCGCTGTCGGAAGTCCTTGGGCTCGTAACGTACGGTCTGGTATAGAAGTTCGCCATGTTCGTCTACGTAGTCGTACGTCTCATTGATGCGTGGCCGCTCGGGCGCCGTGTTAGCCTCCTGTGTCAGATAAGCCACTGCGTCAACAAAGGGCACCCCACGCTTGAGCTGGATGTACTTGACCGGGTCACCGCCTGCGCCGCAGCCGTGGCACTTGAACCGCCACAGACCATCCGTGCCCTTGAATAGCGACATGCTGGGGTCGCTTTCCTCGTGGAAATCACACAGTGCCAAGTAGTTGCCTCCTGACTTGCGCAGAACCTTGTTGCGGTCGAGCAGGCCGACGATGTTGACGGCCTTGGCCCGGGCTAGCTGTTCCTCGCTTACCAACTTGGCACACCCGTCTCGGTCCAGTTACACGTGCACTCCTTTGCCTTGCTGTATTTTCTGAATCCGCAGTATTTGCCGGAGTGGAATGCCTTAACGTGGTCAAGCTCGTCCTGCTCAACCCAGCGGCAGAATTCGCGTGTATACGCTACCCCATCGGCATCTACGTCCACAAACCACGCTGTGCCATCCCCATCCATCCACGAGTCGTCATCTTTGCTCGCAAACGCGGCGGCCATCAAAGCAGTAGTACAAGTCATCGCCTCCCCCAGCTGCGCATCTTTTGCATAAACAATGCCTTGGCTTGCTTTTTAGTCACCTTGTCAGCCTCCATCTTTGGGTAATGCTTCATGATGAATTCAACCTGTCCAGGAGTAGCCAGGTTAAGCGCCGCCCTGGCTGCCACGATGCCACTTCTAGCCTCTGCCCTGGTCTTGGGCGTGCCTTCAATACCCAGTTCTCGCCAGCGTTGCATCTGCAGCGGCGTGGGGGCCGCCGTGAGGTCGGCAACCTGGGCCCATTTCTCCCCACCCAGGCCAATCAGCGCTATTTCTTCCGCCTCGGCGCTGATTCGAACGCGAAGCTGGGCACGCTCTTTTTCAGCCTTGCGGCGTTGTGTAACCTTTCTTTCTTCGTCCGCGGTAGCATCGGCGGCGAGTATGACGTCTCCTCGGTCCAGGGCTGCCGCAATCCCGGCCTGAGCGTCCTCGTCATCCGTGAACGCCGACGCAACGGTGCAGACCGGGTGCCGCCCAGCATTGCCCACGAAATCCAACACAAGGCAATCAGGTTTAGAACTGTTACGTATCCACTGATGTCTGGCATCTGGCGCATCCCCCTTCACTCCCGGCGCAGTTCTTGCCCCGCGCCCGAGCATCTGCTGGAACAGCCCAGCTGACAGTGTTATGCGGTACATTGCAATACAGGCAGCGGCGGGTAGGTCGGTGCCCTCCGTGGCTACAGCTACATTAGCCAGGAACTGGTATTCCTTGCCAAACTCATCAAATACGCGCCGCCTGTCGTCGGGCTTCGTGCGTTGTGACACGGCCCTTCCGCCAAGCAGCTCGGCCATGCGCTCCGCCACGTCTACCGCCACGCAATAGACCAGCGTGGGCCTGTTCCCGGCGTTAGCTTTGATGGCCTGGGCCACGGCCGTTAGGTTAGTCTCGCTAATGGTCAGGTCGCGCAGCTGCTGCACGGACAGGTCTCCGGCTACTACATCGACGCCCGAGACGTCCATGGACGTGATTTTGACCCGTTTGGCCAGGAAAGGAACCAGCCAGCCGTCTGTCATTGCTCGTGGTAACCGGTACGGCTCTGTGGCTGCGTCGAACGGTAGCTTGCGCTTGTCAAAACGATACGGAGTGGCAGACAGCCCAAGCAGCCTGGCTTGCGGCCATGCTCCAGTAACGGCTCTGTAGCTACTGGCAGCCGCATGATGGGCCTCGTCGATGACGATATGTGCAAAGTTTCTTTCACGCAGTCTTGCTAGTCGCTTATCGGTCCTTATGCTGTCCTTCGATGCTACCACAATTCTCTCGCCATTGGATTGCATTCCTGGAAGTTCTAGCCCAATCGGCTCCTGGCATGCTGCTGACAGTGCTGCTCTGGCTTGCCGTACCAGCTCGATTCGGTGGGCCATCCACAGCACAGGGCCGGAAAGTACCTTACAGACCCCCGCCGCCGTCCAGGTCTTGCCTGTTCCAGTTGCCATCTCGAGCATTACGTTGCTGCCGCCGCGCAGTAGCGTCGTGGATTGCTCGATTCGCTCGAGCTGGTAGTCACGCCACCGGCCTGCGTCTGTTAGTGAAAACTGCATCGTGCCCATCGCCGGATTCGAACCGACACCCATTGCTGGGTTGGAGCCATGCGGCCCCGCTAGCCATTCCTGAAGTCCCGGGTCAAGCCGGGCCAGCTAGCACACCATGGGCTAATACTGCTACTTACTCGCGAACGGGTCAGCCGCAGCGCGGAGGCTAATCGTGTTCACCTTCTTGCCGGCAAACAGCGTCTTGGCCGGCGCCACAACCAAATCCTGCCCCTTGACCTTGCTGACCTTGATGGGGTTGCCAAAGATGGCAGCCAGTTCAGCCTTGCGCGTGGCATTCAAGGTAACGGCGCTGCCATCCTCGAACACAATCACCTCCTTGGTAGTGCCGTCACGAAACGTGTCCTTGCGCATGCCCTTCACGGTAAGCGTACGCTCACCCGCCTCGGCCAGGTCATCCGCCTTGACGTACTTGCTGGTCTGCACCACATCGTCGTCGGACATTTCCACGCTGCTCGTCTGCTGCTCGGTCTCGCTCATGTGCTATTCCTCCTCTTCCATGTCAATTGTGATGTTCTTTGCTGCTCTGTACCGGCTAGGGGTAGAGACAAAATTGCCTCGCCCTGGCCACTTCCCCGTCTCCCAGCACTGCTTCCAGATTCGCTTGGCCTCGAGCCACTGGCGCCACCCCTCCGCCTTCTGTGCGGCATCCAGTGTTACCGGTCGCAGTTCATATGGCGCCGTTGTTTCAATAAACAGAAGCCTAAACGGTCCGCCGGTGGCCTCCTCATAGGCTGCTACCTGGATGTCATACCCAAACAGTTCAATGGCCCTGGTAATGCCCGCGTTACTGGTGTCTGCGGCTGTTTTAAGGTCATACCCGCCAAGGCTTGCATTATCAAAAACCAGGTCTGGGTGGGCCTGACAAGGCACTCCGTTGCTATCGGTCCAGTCAATCTCCTTTCTGCCAGTCCATGCTGGCAAGTCGCTGACAAACTCCAGCACTGGCCGCGCAATCTTGTCTGCGCGTTCCTTGGCGGCCTCTGACGCTTCCGGCTCGGGCCCGCCAAACACCAGCCAGTCTACGTAACTGCCAAGCTCCATGGCCTTGCTTTGCTTGAATGGCGTTTCCATGGCCGCCTTGCAATGGGCCGGGGACTTCTTGAGCAGGATTTTGGCCCAGCTGGGGCGCAGCGGGAGCATTAGTGACCACCCATGACAAAGCGTACCAGTCGATAGACTCCGTATGCCAGCGCTGCGTGCGGAATGCACGCCACAGCAATCACAAGCAGAGCCGCAGGCGGAACAAATAGAACCTCGCCCAGGCCGTCAAGCTCGACCCCAAGTACCTTGATTTTCATGGCTAGTTGCTCTCCCCGTCCATGACCTTCTCGAGGTTTTCCATGTCATCCATGACCATGCCGATAATACGGCGCGTCTCTGCGACTCCCTTGGCAGCTGCCAGGACAGCAAGCCCCATGGCCAGGCCGCCAAGGAGCTTGTCAGCTGCTTCGCTCACAGGCCCAGGCTTCCCTTTAGAATTACCTTTTTGCCCATCGTCGTTCCCGTCCATTTGACTCTAGCCTCCACGTCTACGAAGCCGTTTTGCTTTAGGATTTTGTACCAGTGGCTGATAAGCTGCTTACTTGGTCTCATTTGCGCCCCTGGAAGTGCAGGAACACCTGGCCAACAACAACCACGATTGCCTGGCCGACAATCCAAGCGGCAGCGAATTGATATACCGTCATATCTCCCATCATGGCTTCTCCGTGGCTTTGATTTCACGCTCAAGAAACCAGATGCACTTGCGCAGGTCTTCCGCCTTCGGGCCTTTCTTGCCAGCCCGCAGCAGGTACTTGCATGCGCTGCCCATGTTGTAGTTAAGGGCAAAGGCTTCGATGACCTGGATTGCCTCGAGTGTTCCTGACTTATAGTGGGATGGATTGATTGGGTCGGCAGTTGGCGTCTCGCCGTCCGCCTTACTCCACATCCATGTTACTCCAGACCAGGTCGCACCACATGTCGCGCATATATCGTCTGCGGAGCGTGGTAGCGTTGCATCGTAGTCATGGTCTCCGCCGTCTCTGCACCAAACGCTATTCATATGCCTTGGCCTCCAGTCGCTTGCACTGCCACTTCCGTGCCACCTCTGCGGCGTCCATAAGCTACCGTAATTACACGCTCCAACATCCATGTGCATAGAGCATTACGCGCATAGCCAGCTAGGCAGTGTATAGCAGCTTACACACTCAGCTGCCGCTAGCGCAGGTATCACCAAAGTTGGGCGTCAGTGGGATGCGTTGGCCAGGAGTGGATTGGTCATGGCGTAGCTTGCGTGTGGCCGTCGTCCGTGGTAGGCTTAGCGCCGGGTACTCAGACCAGAGCGTCTACCGCGCCTTGGCAGTAACTGCAGCTGGAATGATTCCAGACCCTGCTAGCACTGTCAAGCCGGGAGTTTTGTCACCATGCAGATTACGATGCATTCCGTTAAGTGCTATAAAGCAGGAGGTTGCGTCGTGACTAACAAAGATAGGTTCTGGTCCAGGGTGAACAAGACCGACACGTGCTGGCTGTGGACGGCGGGCGTTAGTAGCTCTGGATACGGTCAGATCACAATATCCGGAAGGATACTCCAGGCCCACCGGGTATCGTACGAGATGCTAGTTGGCGATATTGGACACGGGCTGCAGCTTGACCACCTCTGCAGGGTCCGGCGCTGTGTTAATCCAACCCACCTTGAACAGGTAACATCGCGCCAAAACACGCTCCGCGGCTCAGGTCCGGCCGCTGTTCATGCCCGCCAAACTCATTGCATTTATGGTCACGAATTTACCAAGGAAAACACCACCGTAAACAAGGGCAAAAGAAGTTGCAGGGCGTGCAAGCAGCGCAGGAACAGGTCCAGATATGCCAAGAATGACGCACTGCCATCGACGAGCAACCTGAAAGTAAGGTGCTATATAGTATGAGAGTATGTGTCTTTGCGGGAGCTGGCGGCACGTCGTCTCTGGTGGTTGACGCCGAGTCAATCGGGGCGGCGCTTGCGGCCACGGGCGCTTATGTGGTCTACGGCGGTTCCAACAAGGGCGTCATGGGCGGCTTGGCCCGGGGCGTTCTGGGTGCCGACGGACACCTGACCGGAGTATTGCCAGCCAAGCTCGCCGCACTGAAACACTATCCACCCTCCGTTAGCGTGCTTGAGGTAACCCCTGATATGCCCACGCGCAAGGCCCACTTCTGGGAATGCGACGCCTTTCTCTGCCTCCCCGGTGGCGCGGGCACCCTCGATGAGCTTGCCGAGATTTGGTGCTTGCAAAAGCTAGGATACACAACCCCCAAGCCCATCGTCATCTACAACGGGGCCGGGTTCTGGGACGCCCTCAAGCTGCTTGTCCAGGACATGGTACGCCACGGCATGATGCCCCAGGAACGAGCAGACATGCTTACGTTTGTTGACAGAATTGACCAGGTCGTACCTGCCCTGATGGCCAAGCAGCCAGAGGCGCAGCCGGCCCACGAAGCAATTGGATAAGGAGTCACATGCCATCAGACGCACGACGCAAAGAAGCCAAGAAGAAACGCCGCGGCAACCGGGCCGGCCGCAAAGCCGCTGAAAACCTGGCAGTAGCCAAACTGCGCGCCGAGGTTAACGACGCCTGGTTCAAGACCACCGGATACCTCACCGGCGGCCTCGAGCAGCTTGGCCACCAAATTGGCCAGGTCATGACGATGCAGTCAGCTATGCTCGAGTATTTAGAGCGGCGGCACAATCGCGAGGCCTTTGTTACGGCTCAGAGCATGGAAGAAGAGATTAAGTCCATCATCGAAGCCGCCAAGGTCAAATACGAAGCCGAACAGGAACAGAAGCGCCAGGAAGCCGAAGCAGTCAAGGCCAAGAAAGAGCAGGAGAAGCTTGATGCCGCAGCCGAGCAAGCCAAGGAAGTTGACGCCGAAGCAAACAGCGAAGCTGCAGGCGAAGTGGAACAAAATCCTAGCTAAGGACGGCAACGGCCTACTGGGGTCCATGACGTCTTGGACCTTCCGCGGCAAGGCCCGTGACAAGAACAGCGGCGCGACGTTCGTTAGTTTTACGGCCAGGGATGCCAAGTACCACTGGGGTGGAACTCCGCGCAAGAGAGCACAAGACAGATACTTCGACCGCACGGAGCTATTCGAGGACGAGGCCATTGCGTCGTCGGTCTGGGAGCTACCGGTCGCCAGGTGGTTCCGTGAGCTGTCACATGCCGTTACAGAGTTTGGCCACCAATTGCCGCCCCAGCACCGTGCATTCCTGGTTGCCTACTCTGACCTGGGGTACCTGTCCAAGGCTGGCAAACCACTTGGCATTGGCAAGGACAAGGGGGCAAAGATACTTGCTGACTTCTGCGCCGCCCACGTACTAGGTAAGCCACCCGAGCTACACGGCCCCGGCAGCTCTAGGGCCAAGGGGTGGGAGACACGCAAGGAGAAGACATGAGCAAAGTACACTGGAAAGACTGCACCAAAGAAGAGCTAGACGCCTTTGTCAAGGCTTACCCGCGCAAGCTGGTTATAGATATCAATCGGACGTGTGAGCCTCCCTTTGCAACCTACAATGACTTCACACTCGGCAACTGGCCCGATAGCACGGTGGCTGGTTACATGGCCATGGGCGGCAACCCGGACAACATCTGGGATAATGTGCCAAGCGGGTTCTCGCTGCGCATTATGGAGTAGCTCAGTTCCGCGTTTTATACAATGCCCGCGCCCGTCGTAATCCGCCCAGCCCTGTCCAGTGACGCCAACTTCATCCTGGACAGCATGCGTCGGACGCTGCTACGGCAAAGCGCATACGCGGCAGGCCTCGAGCCTGATGTAATCAATCAGCTGGTCTGGCCTGTTATTGCCACGTACGACACGCTTGTAGCCACTCCGCCTGACGATGACGACGAAATTCTTGGCTACATCATCCACGACGGCCCCGGCGCAGTTGGCTTTATCTACGTCAAGGAAGCGGTGCGCGGGCGCGGCCTGGCTAATGCGCTGCTTGATGCGGCGCAGATTGCCCAGGGCGAGATTATCTGCCCCTTGCTGGTGACGAAATTGAGCGGCGTTGGTAATTTTGCTAAGTTCTGCGAGACAAAGGGGTATACTGTCAGGTTCCGCCCATGGCTGCCGCTTTCCATCAACGCTCAGCTCATGAACCCGAAGCCTGTCAAGAGTGTGGGTGCGAGCAATGGCAGCACAGACACGACGTCGAAAGGTGCGAGTGGTGTTGGTGCCCAGGATACAAGCCGGCCCGACCTGGACGAGACGCTTTACAAGTACCGAAATTGAGCATCTCTTCGGCGACCCCACCAAGCCCATGCCCCGCGTCGAAGTCAAGCCCGAATCGGTAACCCGCTCCTGGGCAGACCAAGAGCTGGCTATCCGCCGCATGACCGACACGCTAATCTCCCGGCTGTCGCAGGACCTTGACCGGGAGGGAGCCAGTGAGGAACTTGCGCGTCTTAGTGCTATCGTGCGCGGCCACCTGTCTAGAGCCGACAAGGGCAAGGACAAGGACGAGCGTGGCGTTGACGTTGACTTGACGTGAAGCATGGACACCGCACCAGGTAGCATAGAAGACGCGCTTGCTAAGTTACTTACCGTAGCCGGCCTTACCTGCCAGATAATCACCTGCCGCGCATGCCAGCAGAAGAACCGGGTTGCATCTCAGCATCTCAGCGGTGGTCGCAATCCGCGCTGTGGCAAGTGCGGCCTGCCGTTGACTTGACGTGAGGGAGAGCATGCACAAAGAGCTGAGCTTCGTTGATGTCGTGGTTGAATTCGCCAGGTCTCTCACTCCAACGCCTAGAGTTGTGTATTGCAACCCTAGCGACTTCGTGAACGGCGGGTGCCGCGGCGACAAGGTGAAGTTCCTTTTGCCATCTGACGTCGGCTGCTCTAAGTGTGTCACCTTCGAGTGCGGTGACGTCACCCACGGACCGCGTAAGGTTATTCTAATTCCAGATAGCTCCGTCAATCCCGGGAACCTGCGAGCCGCGTGAAAACGCTCTCCCTCTCCATTGACGCGCTCACCGCTGGTCACGCCAAGCAAGCCGCCGCCCTTCGCGACCTACTGAACCACCCCAACCGCTATCACTCCTGGTTCACCTCGAGGCGCGCCGGCAAGACCACGGCAGCCGCGTACGCGCTCATCCTGTATGCCCTGGCCAAACCGCGCCGCAACTGCCTGTTCATTGGCCTCACTAAGGCCCACGCGCTGTCTGTCATCCTACAGGAGATTGTAGTCCCTGTACTTGACAAGTTCGGTATCCCCTACGACCTGAACAAGTCCAGGCAGACAATCACCTTCCGCAATGGCTCCATCGTCGCGTTTACGGGCAGCGACGACATCACCCATATCCAAACCTTCCTTGGCAACCGCCTCAACCTGGTCATCATTGATGAGCAACAGAGCCAGTCGCCGAAGGTGCTGCAGAAGCTGGTAGTCAAGATACTGCCACCGGCCCTATCTGACTCGGGCGATGGCCGCATGCTCCTGTGTGGCACCTGGCCTGATGTCAAGGGCGGCTATGCCTACGAACAGTACAAGTCAGGCCGGTTCGTAACCCATAACTGGGCCATGAATGACAACCCGCACCTGCTTGACCCGTCCGGGGAGCAGGAGCGGTACCTCCTGGCTCATGGCATTACCAGGGATGACCCAGAGTTTCGCCGCGACTGGTACGGCGAGGAAGTGTGGTCCAACGCCAAAACGGCATATCGCTATGACGAGGCCAAGAATTCCTGGACTGGCCCGGTGGCTGGCTTTACCGAGGGCCTTGAGCTACCGCCTGGCCACCTGATAGCGCTGCGCCCGCCCGAGCTTGTCAACTGCTTTGCAATCGGCATTGACCCGGCATACACCTCTGACCGCTACTGCGCCGTCCTGTGGGGCTGGTCAACCATTACCCCATCGGGTATCTGGCACTGCGCCGAGTGGACCACGGACCGCGGAGCGCATGCCAATAAGTCGCAGTGGCTAGCTGCGCTGAATGCCATGGTGCGCAACTACTCGCCTACCATTCGTATCATCAGCGACTCCCAGGCTACCCTGGACGACGTCGCCATGATAGAGCATGGCCTGGTCATCGAACCGGCCAAGAAGGGTAAAGGCAGCGTTAAGCAGCGCGTGGACCGCCTCTCTGACCTGCTCAGCACCGGCCGAGCCCACGTCATCAAGGGCAGCGTGCTCGAGAATGACCTGAAGCTGGCCCAGTTTGACGCCGAGGCGCGCAAGGAAGGCAAGTATGAATGGGACAACACCATCATACACCCAGACTGCGCCGACGCTGCCACATACGCCATTCCGGCCTACATCGAAGCCATGGAGCCGCGCCGGCAGAAAACAGCCCTTGAGCTGCAGCTGGAAAGCGCGGCTCGAGCCTGGAACCCGGCCAACAACGTGACGTACGGCTACGAAGCTAACGAGTACGATTCGGCGTATGGTGGGCCACGGGATTAGCTGACTCAGTTCCGCTGTTTAGGCAGTGACAAAGCCGCGCGGGGCAAGGACTGGCGTCGACAGGCGTCGATTAGCGTCGATTCTTGACGAAGCCTATAAGCGCCGCGACTGGTTAGAGTCGGTTACAGTAGGCGATGTTACCGTAAGGCTGCGTACACAAGAGACAGCGGCAGCGCAGCCAAGCGCCGCACCGCTGCCGCACCAGTCTGGCCAGGAGCAGAAGCCGGACCTGGTCCCGGGTACGCCATTCGCAAATGACGATAGCCCCATTCACCCCCTAGACCTTGTCCTGTGCCCGCCGCGGATTGACCTGGACGTGAGCTAATATGCCCGTTGTTGACAAAGCCGCTACACTTGGAGCGCAGAAGACCAAGGCCATTACAGGGCAGAATCAGTGGCAGACGGCCAACAAGGGCGAGGTAGCTAACAAGCTCGAGGCTTGGTGTAACAGCATTGAGCAGGCCAACTGGCCACGCCGCTACGCTAACCTGACCTTCTACCGCTACTTAACTGGGCGGCCCGTGGCGCCGGCTAGCTACAACTTCAGCGCCGTAGCCAGGCCGGGCAGCGCAAATGTGTACTCCCGGGCCCAGTGGGAGGCACCGCGCTACAACGTGACGCAGCAGTGCAGCGACGGCCTTGCTGCCAGAGTGTACAAGGAGCGGCCCTTCGTTCAAGTCTGCCCCATTGCAGGTGACTTCAGGGCCCGCGTCAAGTCAAAGAAACTGTCGCGCTGGCTGGATGCGTGCTTCTACGACCTGGACATCTGGGATACGGTCGAGCAGTGCGGTGAAGACTGCCGCATCTGGGGCAGCGCGTTTGTCAAGGTAGACACTGACCCGGTCATCAAGAAACCGCGCGTCACCAGGCTGCTCCAGGACGAGATTATCGTCGACGAGAATGAGTGCAACGCTGGCGAGCCCCGGCGCCTGGCAATTCGGCTATTTGCCAATCGTGACGAGCTTATCGCGGCTTACGGCGATGACAAGGAATGCATTGAAGCCATCGATAACGCGCCCAAGGCGCAGCAGGGCTTCTACTTTGGCAGCGACATTGACTTTACCAACGTAGTCGTGCTGCGCGAAGCCTGGTCACTGCCGCTCGGCAAGCAGCCTGGCCGCCATGTCCTGGCCATTGGCGACCATGCCATCGAGGACGAGAAGTACACGCGCCGCGACTTTCCCATCGCCAAGCTGCTCTTCAAGCAGGTTAGCACGTCCTGGTTTGGTATGGGCATGATGGAAATGGTTCTGGGCATGCAGCGCGAGCTGGACCGTGTCATGGCTGCCATCTGGGAGAATGTACGCCGTGCCGCTTGGCCGCGTATCATCATCGGCGCCGGGGCCAACGTGAACCCTGGCAGCCTTGGAGACAAAAGCAACGGCATCGTCAACGTGTCGGGAGGGGTTGACAATCTAAGGTTTGTCTATCCCGAGGCCATTAGCGCTGACATGTTCAGGTACCGGGAGGACCTGATACGGAACATCAAAGAAACGTTCCGCATGAACGACCAGGCCACCATGGGCACCAACAGACGTGAGCTGACCGGTGTTGCCATTGACAAGGCTGAACAGGTCGACGACGCCGCGCACCTGCCCCAGGCATTGCACCTCGAAGACTTCGTTGTGCAGATTGGCTCACTGCTTATCCAGGCCGCTGAGGAATGCAACCCGGTAGTGCGCTTGCCAGGTCGGCAGGTGCAGGAAATCAAGTGGGAAGACGTCAAATTGGCCGAGAACAGCTACAGCCTCCGCCCCTTCCCCGTTGGCCGACTGTCCAAGGACATGGCGCAGCGGCAGCGGCAGATTGATACCTGGTATGCACAGGGCAAGATTAGCAAAGCAACGTCGATGCGGCTCGAGCAGGTGCCTGACATCGACGGGTTCCAGGACCTGATTAATGCCAGCCGTGACCACGTAGAGTCTGACCTGGACAAGATGGTAGAGGACGGCGAGTACCAGCCACCCACCGGCTTCGAAGACCTGCTTGCCGCCAACGAGACAGCCCAGGCCCGCTACCTGCTAGAGAAGGACATGGGCACACCACGTGACAGGCTTGATCTAATTATGAAGTACCAGGCTGCTATCGAGCAGCTTATTGACGAGGCCGCGCCGCCGCCACCGCCCGCGCCGTCTGCTTTGCCGGGAATGCAAGGCACGATGCCGGCCGGAGCCCCCGCGCCGATACCTAGCGGCATTGGCGGCGTTCCTGTGCCGACTGGCAACACTGTCCCTGGGCCAACTGGCCTACCCGCGTAGCTCGAACCAACCCGAAGGAGACCCATGGCTGATACTGCACCTACATTTGCGCCTGCTGTTACCGAGCCCAACGCGCGCACCGATGCGCCGACCGCGCCCAACCCGGGGCCCGGCCTGTCCCAGGTAACGCAGGTTACCGACGCTGGCCCACCCGTGTCGGAGGCTGGTCCCACCCTTGCTCAGCTTAAGGCCGCGCGGCGAGCCCCAGCTAAGCCTACCGAGTCAACCCAGGCCCCTGTCGCTCCCGCTGCTACCACTGAGCCAGCTGCCGCGCAGACCAACACAGAGCCGTCCAAGACCCAGGCTAGCATTGACATGGACCCGGCCGAGCTGGGCAAGTTTGCCAGCCTGTCCAAGGAAGTTCGCACTGCCAAGCAACAGCTCAAGGAAGCCCAGGACAAGCTTGCGCAGTACGGCAAGTTCGAGAAGGTGCAGCAGCTGGCCAAGGAAGGTAAGCACTACGATGCCGCCAGGGAGGCCGGGATTGACGTAGATGCGGCCTTGCATGACCTCCTGGGCATCCAGGCCAAGACGCCTGAGCAATCAGCCTTAACCGAACTGGAGGCGCGTACTGCCAAGGCCCTCGAGCTTGCCGAGTCGCTGGCCAAGGCTGAGCAGGCCAAGGCGGATGCGGCAGCCAAGGCGGCCCGTGAGGCTGGCCAGGCCAAGGTTGTCTCGGCCATCCAAGCAGCCACCGACAAGTTTCCGCACCTTGGCAAGTCTACCGAGCTTATCTCTATGGCCCTTAGGGACGCCGATGAAGCCTATGAGAAGGCCAAGGCCGATGCCATCGAGGCCGAGGTCATCGACAAGAACGGCGACCTGCCCGATGAGACCAAGAACAAGCTGCTGCTGTCAACCCTGGACCGGCATGAACAGAAATGGGCGGCTGTATTTGGGGCTAAGCAGGCCGCTGAAGCCGCCGAAGCCAAGCCTGGTATTGCTGACCTGCGCGGCGGTGTAGGCGCACTGCGGCCGGGCGGTGGTAGCAAGCCGCTAACCCTGGATGAGGTCAAGCAGCTTCGCCGCAGTAAGTAGCATTACTGCTCAGTTCCGCTGTTTAGGATTCGACGGTATCGAGATTTCGATAGGCATATCGGCTTTTCGATGCCGTCATTCAACGCCACGAACCCGCGAAACGGCACGGCTAGGCCATAGGAGGAACCACACAACACAGGATTACCATGGCCTTTTTTAATGCAACCGTTGACACCCTGCTCAGGAATGACCTGGAGCGAGCTTACGAGAATATGGCCTTCGGCGGGAACTATGCCGCGCTGATTGGCCTCATGAAGAAAGAGGACTTCACCGGCGACGCCAAGAAGGTGCCGCTCAAGACGGCCCTCGGCGCTGGCCAGTCTGCCACTGCGGCGACTGCCTACGCCAACGCTGGCCTTGCTGGCCGCCAGGCGTTCATTGTGACGCCGTTTACCACGCGTGGCTACAGCATTATCCCGCTTGACCAGGCCGCGTTTACTACGGGCGACGACAACGCGGTGGCTGACCTGCTTCTTGACGAGTCGCAGACGGCCATGGACAGCTGCAAGATGCAGTTTGACCAGGCGCTTGCCGGTGACGGCTCGGGCTGCATTGCTACTATCGCCAGCAACTCTGGGTCTGGCCCGTACGTGCTGACACTGTCTAGCGTTACGCAGTGCAACCGCCTGACCGTCAACGCCACATATGTGTCTAAGGCGACGGCGTTTGCTGGCTCGCTCGATGCTGGCTCCTTCACCGTCACCGATATTCAGGCCCAGGCAAAGACTGTCACCGTGACGGCGGCGGGTGGTTGGACGCCGACTAACACGCACGTCTTCGGCCTCCAGGGCACTGTCCAGGCCAGCACGGCGTTTGTTGTGTGGCCGGGCATCCCGGGCTGGATTCCGCCTGCCGCGTCTCGTCCTGTTTCGTCCACGGCCTTCTACGGCGTGTCGCGCAACATCAACGAGACCAAGCTGGCCGGGATGTACCTGAGCCAGGCTGGCCTTGACCCGCTCTCTGCTATCAATCAGCTTGGCTACTCTATCGCTGACGTGCCGGGTGCCATGCCTGACATGTGCGTCATGAGCTTCAAGACGCTCGGCCGCATCGTTGCCCAGCTTCAAACCCAGCGCCGGTACGTGGAAGCGTCGGTCAAGGGCCCGGGCATCTCGGTGTTCTACAAGACGGTGCGCATCACTGGCCCCGCTGGTGACATGGACCTGATTGGCTCGAGCAACTGGGACGAGGACAAGATTGCGGTCCTTGACAAGTCCACGTGGGTTGTGGCCTCGCCTGGTAACCGCCCGTTCGTCCCTGACACGGTTGGTGGTAACCCCATCATCGACGTGCCCGGTACCGGTAACGCGGTTGCTCAGTACCGCGCCCAGGCCATCGTGTACTGCACGGCGCCTGGACATAACGGGATGATTACCCTCAGCTAAGGCTAGGCCATGTCGCACTATCCTAGCCAAGACGGCGCCGACGCCCTTGTCGGTACCGAACAACTTGACCTGGTGTTCACGGCGGGTACGGCCGGGGCAGTTCCTTCTGCCTTGACGTACTCGACCGGGATTACCTCGGTCACTCTCAGCACCAACGACTACCTTGTCGTGTTTGACCGTGGCTATGTCGGGTTCCTGAATGGCTTTGGCAACGTCATTCAGGCCTCGCCGTCTACTTCCACGGCCAACTCGGTCAAGTGTACCGCGGTCGATGCCGGGGCAGGAACTGCCACGCTGACGCCGCAGAAGCCGGACGGGACGCCGCTGCACCTGGCAACGGGTGACAAGCTGTCGTTTACCTTCCGCTTTACCGCCCTGAACCAACCTAACGCGTCGTAACCTAGCATGACTTAATGGGGCCTGGCTGGACCTGAAATCCAGCCTGGCCCCGTTTCTTTAGGAGCTGCACTTGGCTACTGTCAACCCGGTTACCGTCGCAGACCTTGTTGCCCGCACCCGCCTTGAGTCGGGATTGCGCAACAACCAGTATTGGACCAACGACGACATCGTGCTTGCCCTGTCCCAGGCCGGGGCTGAGCTGTATGACATATTCACCAGCGCCAACCAGCACTATGTCATCTCGGAGTTTGACTTCACCACAACGGGGCCTAGCGACTCAATCGTAACGCTGCCAAGCGACTTCCAGCAAGGTCACAGCCTGGACATTTACCCGCAGACATATGACGGCGTGGCCACCCCTAACAACCAAACCCGCTCAATCCGTTACCTGTCCAACTGGCTGAACAGAAACCAGACCGGCCCTGTGGCTGTGTTTGCGCCGTCTGGCCGCGACCCGGTCTACACATTCCTGGGTGGGCAGCTGCGCTTCTACCCCGAGAACCAGACGCCCGCGGCGCAGTTCAAGCTATACTATACGCCAATGTGGGTGCCTCTGGCGCCGCCCACGACTGTTAGCTGGACGCTGGTGGCCGGTGCTAACGCCGCCGACAATGCCGGGTTCATCCAATACAACTTTGGCTCTACCACCGGTGACCACCCGACCTTCGTGGACGCCATGGACGGCGGTACGCTGACCGTGACGTTCGACGTGATAAACGAGGACTACAACTGCACCAGTTCGCTCATTACCGGCCCTGACCCGTTCGGCAACGGCAATACGGCATATAGCTCTACGGCGTGGCCAGGCGGGAGCTTCACCAACCCCGCCAGTGGCACGGCGTCTATTACCTACCAAGCAGCAGGTACTACCAATACGCTGCCGACGGTCATGGCGCCTTGGTCCGAGTACCTTGTGGTGCATGCCAGCATTGCTATCAACATCGACAGACAGCGGCCCTGCGGTGAGCTGGAAGCCAAGCTCGAGCGGCTCAAGGCCAGGGTCAACTCGGTCATCGACAACCGCCAAGAAGAGCCGATGCAGCCGCCGTTGACGCGAGGCAACTACGGCGTGCCGTTTAGCGGTGGAGGCTGGGATTGGTAACGTTTAAGACATTCACTGCCAAGGACGTCGACCTCAATCGTGTCCAAGCCAACGTAACCGACGCTGTCAACGCGCTGTCGGTGCTGGCCGGGGCTGTGCCTACCGTAGTTAAGGTCAGCGCCAGCGCGAAGCTAACCGGAGCTGAGGACGTGGTGTTGGTTGACTCGAGCCGCGCGCAGAACCCCATCTACCTGGTGCTGCCTGGGCCCAAGGTGCTCAGCAAGCCAGTTAGGTTCAAGGTGACCAAGGCCGGTACACAGGGCGTGTTTGTCAAGGCCGTAGATATTCCTGGCAACGGCAGCCCCACACTGGACGAGACGAACCAGGTGCAGATTAGACCTGATACTGGCAGCATGACCGTTGTGTCTGACGGCAGCAACTATTGGAGCGTGTAATGCCCCAGGGCGCGCTTACCCCAGCTCTTGTCGACGTTCCAGTCGGTGACCTGAACCAGAACCCGCCAACGCACGACGGCCCGACCGGCCGCCTGGAGTCGCTTATCAACGGAGTAGTTACACATTATAATCCCGGCGACGGTGCCAAGAAGACCCTGGCCAGCCCACGTGACGGCTTCCAGTCCATGTCTACCGAGCTGCGCAGCCCAACCACTGGGCAGGTGGCGTCCGGCTCATGGTCTAATCCGCAGCTGCTAGCGCCGCTTGACCGGCAGCTCGTCAGCGTCAACGGCAGCATTCCTAGGGTGTGGAATGGCGACTCCTGGACGTACTACAGCGACAACCGGGTAAACACCCGGCAGCTGACCGAGCGCGTAGTCACTACCACGAATAGCAGTATCGTGGCTAACTCGCATTCCCGGCTCGGCACTGTGACGTGCCACGTCTGGACTGAGCAGGTGCCGTCGGGTACTGGGTTCGTTGGCTCGAGCTGGGTTGGGTTTCAGGCTGACGACGGCGGCTGGGTGCGCGTGCCTACGCAACTCTACGCACCCGGCGACGCCACCAAGTACGCCCTGGCTAAGGTATGTAACGACGGCACCTACTTCTGGGTCTTCTTCAACGACGCCACGACCATTACCCTGGCGGTCTATGACCGGCACGGTGAGGTGCAGGCAGCGGCAAGCGTGGGCAGGAACTGCACTGCCACGCCAGGATATTGGGATATCAATGGCGACTCTGTCACGGGTGTGCTGCTGGCACAGCCCGGCGCTGACCCGACCGGAGCTGCCGATGTGCACGTCGAGATAACGCAATTCACCTACGACGGCACAATCCACAACACTGCCAATACCGACGCGTCCATCAACTGCGTGGGCCCGGTTGCGTGGTGTCTTAACCCGCTTGGTAACGGCAAGGAATACCTGGGAACGGTTGGCTATGACGCGCTGAATGCCGGGGGTGTAGTGTGTGGGTACGAGATTAACCCGGCTACCCAGGCGTCGACACACTCGTATCTGACTGCCGTAAGGCCACTTACACTGCCTGATTCGCTCACTGGCTTTGCCGATAGTTCCCCTGGCACGGTCAGCTTGGGCCTGTGCTGGTCTGAGTTGTCGCCTGGTGGGTACGATGGCAGCCCATTTGACCCTGCCACGCGCTTTACTAGAACGAGCACCGTGGCCCGCGGCGGAGCTGTTACGACAAACGCCAGGACTACCAATTCAGTTATACTGCAGTCCAGGGCGTTCCTGATTGACAACGAGCCGTATGCATTCACGTACTACCAGTCTGGCTCAGGGCAGAACCTGCCTGCTGCGCCCATCGAGGTGACTGTAACCCCCGGCGACTACATCATCGGACCCAGGCAGCAGAAGCTTAGCATTAACTCGGGAGGCACTTACGGTGCGCCGTTCAGCGCCAGCCTGACCAGCATCTTTACCGGGGCCGGGGCGGCCACGTTCGCCTTTGCCGGCGGTGACAAGGTGGAGCTTATCTCGGCCTCGAGCATCGCTGGCATTGCGGACGGCACGCCGCTGCTCAAGTGGACCCTTGCCAACTCGGCAGCTGCACTGGGCCATGGCGGGTACGTGTTGAAGCTGACCGGATCGAGCATCCCGTCGGCCAACTTCAGCTGGGACATCGTCGCTGAGGGCAGTCTGGTGCTGTACACGCCTACCACGAACCGTGCTGGGGGTACCCTGGTACCCGGCTCGTTCACGGCCGCAGTGGGCCACGCTGAGTACCTGGCTACGGCTCGCTATGTCATTGCTGACCTTGGCGACGCCATCCCGGCGGATGCCATGGAGCTATTCGCGCCCAACGGCACGCTGGTTGTGGCCGGGGCTAGCAACCCTGGCAACGACGGTACGTTCACGCTCATCAACCGCGACCCACTCATCCAGGCCCTGGACGTTGCTGCCGGCTATCCCGTGCCGTCGTCGCTATGGGTCTTTGCTACCACGCAGGCTGTCGACACTGCCTTCACTGGTGCACTAACGGTCAACCCAGCACAGCCCAATGTGTGGTTCGAGACCGGTGACGTGCTGACTGATGCCGACGATGGTTCCACGCTTACCATCTCTGGCAACCCGGTGACGGTCAACAACGGCGACAGGTCGGTGACCAGCACACCAAGTGATTCGCAGATGCAGGTTGACGCCACCGAGAACCTGGGCAGCAAGGCGCAGTTCTTTGTTGCGCCACTGCCTACCATGACACTAACTGTGCCGGCCGACAAGGCGCCAGGACGGCTGTACCTGCAGTCAGTAACGTTCGACTACTCGTACATCGGCGCGCTGGTTAGTATTGGCCCTGGTGCGCTTCATGACAGCAACGACGGCGTATACAAGATTGTCAGCCTTATCGATGACCACAACGTCATTGTCGAAGCCACCAATGGCCTGACCAACCAACGCTCGGAGCAGTTTGCCACCGAAGCGCCGCCGGTCTTCATCCAGCTCGCCCCAAACGTCAATCCAGAGTTGCAGCCGACCTGGTTCCTGACGCCGCTGACTGGCAAGCAGCCGCAGGTGGGATGTTTTGAGAAGGGCTTGGCCTATGGTGACTGGCGCTATGATGCCGAGACTGGACAGGCTCGCGACAGATACGCCTATGCGCTGTCCAACACCAGCACTGCCAATACCTATGACTCGCTCGTGTGCCTGCCGTACCGGGCGGTGTCGTTCACTCAGGCCACCGTTGCAACGGCTGGCAACTCGGCGCTGAACATTGCCAACCTGTCCACGGGTAACACGGTTGGGCTCAAGATGTTTACCCTGGCGCAGAAGCCTGGTAACGCTTCAGAGGCCAACAACGAGCTGCTTGTGCCTGGACCCATGGCAGTGGAGTTTACCGGAACGGTCTTCCATGAGTCGAACGTCAACGTAGCACCAGAAGCCCCGTTCCTGCTCTTTCAGGGTGAGGACACCGATACAACCTTTGCCCTGACGCCGCTTGCAACCTATGTCTACCAGGCGGTTGCCAGGGTTACCGACAACAATGGGCAAACCATCCTGTCTATCCCGTCGCCGCAGCTTGTAGTGCCGCTGTCTGGCTCCAACAACTACAACGTGATTGGCGGCAGGCTCATCAACCCGCTTGACTTCTATGGCCAGCCCAGTGCCAACGCATACGGTGTTAGCAATCACGCCATGGTTGTGTATGATATCTACCGCACCGTGCAGGTTGACGGCGCGCCTAGCACTGAGCTGCACTTGATTACCCAAATCAACAACCCCAACGGCAAGTACAGTGGGTCTGGCACTGGGTCGGGGTTTAGCTTCCCTGATGAGTTTACCTGGCACTACCGTGACGAGAACCCCGACGCTGCCATCCAGGCTACCGAGGTGGTATATGCCGGGGCGAATGGGAAGGGCATTGCGCCGCACTGGCCCTGCCCGCCGCATTCCGGCTCCACCGTGTTCTCTAACCGGCGCTGGGTGGTTGGTTACGACGGCGCAGTGTGGTTCAGCGCTGAGTTTGTCGAAGGCGAGGCTGAATGGTTCTTCCCTGGGTGGCGCTACCCATTCCCGCCTGATGACCCGGCCAAGGCTGTGGTAGGGTTTGAGAACTACGTGTTTGTCTTCTGCGACAAGACGGTGTGGCGTATCCCGCTGGCGCAGTTTCCTAATGCCACTCTGACCCTTGGCGGGCTGCCCAGTCCTGTGCAGGTGACGGTCGAGACAGGCTGCAATGGCCAGGCTGTAGCTTGCCTTGACTTCGTGGCATATGCATCTCGAGATGGCTCCCAGGTGTGGGCCATTACGCGTAACCTGCAGAACGTGTTCCTGTCGGAGCAAATCCTTAACGACCTGACCACGAACAACCCGGTCGCGCAGATGTGCACCGACGGCAAGCAGCGGTTGTTGGTGCAGACTGGGGACCAGCGCATCAGGGTCTTTGACCCGATTAGCAAGGGCTGGTGGTTCTGGGATGTGCCAAGCGAGGTGTCAAGGTTGTCCCAATACCAGGGACACGCGGTCTACTCGGACCAGGAATACGTCATGCTGTCGGCTGCTAATCACTCCTGGGACCAGCGCGGCACCGACAAGACAGGCGTTGGCCTGGATGTGACCTGGTCCAATGTCAGCTTCGCCCAGGTCCGCGCTGTGAAGCGGCTATGGGAAGTCCAGGTGATTGGCCTGGCTGCCCATTGCAACATCAACGCGACCATTTCCTACCCCGACGACATGCAGCCCGATACCGACTTCGGCCCGTTTCCGGTGGCAGCGACGCCGGGGTCCACCATGCTACTGGCCATGAACCCGACCGTAGAAGAGGCCGGGTCATATGCCTTCAGGGTGTGGGCTACCTTCGAAGGGCAGGCGTCGCCAGGCCGCTGCTTTAGCCTAGAATTATTGTCCTGCGAAGTCGGTATCGACAGGCGAATGGGCGGAGACCGCCTCCCCAACGGATTCAGGGCGGTTGCTGGATGATGCCGCCGTGGCAGCAATTCTTGCCCGGCTTTTGGCGCAAGCCAGCCTGCCACATTCCCTGCAGTGCCGCGAGTTGCGATAATATCTGACGTTGCCCT